GCGTGATAGCTGGTCTAGGTAGATAGCCATGTTACGACCAAGAAGACGTGAGGCTGAAGCCATTACGTCATCGAATGATGCGTTAAGAAGAAGCTCTGATACAGCAAGAGCATAACCATGCTCTGATACTGTGATTGAGAACTGCTGTGCAGTCAACGCGTTTGTTGTCATACGAACACCTTCAACCAATGGGGCTGCGAAGCCTAGGTTGTTGTAACGTAGGAAGTTGATTTGAAGACCAGGAGCAACACCGAGTTCAGTCTTTTTAACTGCAAACTGTTCAAAGCGAAGGATAGGCATAGCCTGGAAAAGGATTTCCTTTGACCAGATTGTCTGAATCGCTTGAGTCAGTTGGGTGTTGGTACCTGAGTACGCTGTAGGTGCTGCGGCAAGATTGCCTGTACCTGTAATACCTGATGCCATTTAGTTATGACTCCTTATTAGTTTTTAGGGTTTAGTTGTTTGTTTTTTATTAACCCAGTAGTCCGCGAGACTTTCCACGAGCAGAGTCGCTCATGAGGCGGTCGCGTACTTTTGCGTATTCGTTTACCGACATTGACGCAATATCTTGCGCCGTGAACTGACGTGATTCCATATTAGTTTCCAGCGGTCCAGATGCAGGTAGGGTTGCCCTTGTTCCTGGCATCTCTTTGCGAGCATTTTGCATAGCGCTTTGCGCTGATTCTAAAATACTTGCTGAGCGTTCTTTTAATCGTTCTACGCTTTCTGCAATTTCTTCACGGCTATTGCCTTGAATAAAATCAACAAGCTGTGGAATGATATTGTCACGCTCTTGTTCAACGACTTGCTGCTTATAAGCAGTCAAATCTGCAAACTGACGTTCACGCTCCAGAAGAGCGAAGGCTCGTTCACGTTCTTGACGTTCACGCTCCAACTGCTCGCGCAACTCTTCCGCGGTTAGCTTAATGAGGTCTTTAGCTTCAAGTTCCTCAAATTGCTTATCGCGCTTCATAGCAACTTCAGCTGCTTCTTTTTCTGCGGCTTCTGCTGCCTTACGAGCTGCTTTTTCTTCTTTTTCTTTCTTAAGATTAAGTACTTCATCCTTCAATCTTTCAATTTCTGGATAAAGCTTATCTTTTTCTTGAGAACGAACTTTTGCTAAATCATCTTCAGTATAAAACTTAGATGTTTTAGTAGTTTCACTCTCTAGTCCAGCTTCAACAGTAGGCGCGTCAACGCCCGACACATTTACGACTGGAGCGGTACCAGCTTCTGCTTCAAAAGCAGTAGCCATTTCGTTTGCTGCTGACATAGTTATGTCCTTATCCTAGGGGTCGTCTTCCAAATGCCTTGCGGCGTATCACATATGACCAAACGTTTTTATTACTAGCTTTATTCTTACAATTTAATATGAAAATGTCTGCTTAAATAGCATTATTTTTCATACCCATCTGGTACACGCCTTTGAGGGAGTTTTGTACCATAAGCTTGAGTTACCAACTTGCTACGGATTGCTTGGTCACCAATTTGGTCCGCAATCAGTACATCATCCATAATGGCCGCGTTTCCTGGGGAAGTGCCTGGTGCCATAGGGGTAGCGGCTGAGGCTGATGAACCTGTAGCAGCCCCTCCTGGACCTACTGGTGCTGGCATCTGACCTGTAAGCGTCATAATGTCTTGTTCAATCTGTGTCTGAATAAGTTTAAGCGCTCCATCGGCTACTGCATCGTCTTGAAGTTCTTGGCGAATTTCTGTCAATTTTTGCATTGGGAACTCTTCGCCAAGTGAGCGGAGGGCGCCTTCCTTAGATTCAAGACCAAGAGATAGTTTAGATTGAATCTCATTAAGAGCAATTAATTTATCTAAAGGGAGTGGTTGTGGGAAGTGAACATAGGAGCGGTAAGTAATTGGGTCATTAAAATCAAGTTTTGCTAGTTGACCTGGCTTTAGGGGAACTTGGTTTAGGTTAGGGTCATAATTAAAAACTTCTGGTTCTTTAAGCGCAAGGTTAAGTAGGATAAGTTCATTTACACGCTCTAAACCGTGAGCATATTGAATAATCTTTTGGTGATAGCGGTTCATCAAAGGCTGAAACTGAATAGATAAAGCAACACCTGATGTATTAGAAATAGGCTGTGCTTGACCTAGGGCTGTCTCTGGAACACCAACCATTTCGTGCATTGATTTTTTCATCATTGCAAGGAACTCCATGGCACCTTTTAGGCCTTGTGAGCCTCCTTCAAGGTTTTCTACTTTTGCATCCTTTGGTAGACCACCCCATACTTTATTTGCGCCTTTTTCTAATTGGGATGCTTTAGCACCAATAATAACTGTCACGGGTGCGGCGTGGTAGTTAACAATGTCAGCAATGTCTGTAGCGGTTTCATTATAAGCACGGTTGATATTAATAATATCAAAACAATCAGAAACGCCCCAAGGGCTACCACTAATACGAACATTAGGAATATGAATAACGGGAATAGTGCCGAGTGGATTTGGACGAGAGTCAATAAGTTCGTCATTGATATACTCTTCAATTACGTCATCAGTTAAAATTTCTGTGTAGGTAAATACTTGACGAGTTCCTTCTAAAGAAGTTCCCCAAAAACGATACTTAAGTTTAAATCTAATAAGTCGCTCTCTGTCGTGCGGGTGAAACTCTGGAAAACAAAATGAAGAGTTAAGAGGAAGTACGCGAACACGTCCAGGGTGGTTGCGCCCTGCTGGGTCAAGGTAAGCTTCTTCATAAGCAACCTTAATAAAGCAATCACCAGATACAGTTCCTTGTTGTCCAATTTCCCAAAGAACTGTTGCTTTATTGTTATCTACTTCCCATACTCTTTCAAGTAAGTCTGGGACAATAGCTTCGGTTTCTTTAACGCTTCTAAAGTTAACGCCTTTACCAAAAGTAAAGTTAATAATAAAATCTGTAAATGCACGATAGTAATTTAATACCATCTGTGTTTCGCCAGTTTGACGGCGATAAGAATAATGATGACCTAGGTACATTGCCCAGTTAAGGGAGTAACGATTTAGACGAGGCCCGTGTACTTCAAACTCTTCATCAGCAAGCTCTACAAGTCCCAATGGGGAAATAGAAATTGTTAAGTCTGAGGACGCTGCACGGTAACTTGGAGGGGAAAAATCAACACCGCTCACCAATCACCTCTTTCTTTAAGAACCATATACTAACACCTATTACTATATAAATACAACCGCTAGCGGGCTCGTTCCCCGTGAGTAATATTTATACCAACATCCTTAGTAACTTTCTTTTTAGCTTGTGCTTCTTTTCTATCTTTTTCTTCTTTAACATAATCCCGAAATCTAGGGTCTACTTCTTTTTTAGATTTAACGTATTGACCACCCATTTGATTATATTTAGCGTGAATCCAGTGACCACGTGCGGGAGAGTTTTTAGAAAATCTAGCACCTGCTTGAGCAGTAATCATGTTCCATAGTTTTGGGTTTGCTGGCTCTTGTTTGGGAGCCTTTTTTACTTCTCTACCCTTAATTAGTGCCATCAATAATCCTTTGTAAAAGGAGCCCACACCCAATGATAAACATTGGGCGCGGGCTGTTACCTTAAATTAGTCGTTTACTACTGCTGGGTTTTGTGGCTTCTGTGGACCACCGCTGCGGAAAACTTCTTCAATGCGGTTGTCGCCATGGTCAGCAAAACCACCTGCAGCAAAATCAGAAAGATAATCTGGAGCCTCTACCCATGCAGCAGACCCAACGTGAGCACGCTCACGCATTGTCTCTTCTGGAAGCTTTACGAAAACATTCTGATTACGATTTGGGCGGCCTGGTGCAGGCATGTAACCCTGCATAGCTCCGTTTGTGAATTCCTGTGGAACATCTGTATCTGTTGCTACGCCTTCTTCAAAGCGTAGTGGTCCGCGTTGTCCAGGAATAGCTGGAGATACTTTGCGGTCGTAAACAGTTCCAGGACGTTCTGGGAACTTAGGGGATGGTGCAATTGTCATATATGACTCCTAAAGTTTGAAGTACTTCAAGTAAAAGTTTGACTTGTATTGATGTAAATTTCAGGGTAAACGTAAAACTATCTACCGCTAAAAAAGGGGGAACTAGTGACCTCTACTGAAGGCATGGTGTGGTCTAAGGTTAAGGCTACCGCTATAGCCAAGCTGTCTGCGTAATCGTCGTGCGCGTGGGCCTCGTCGGGAGCAGCTGCTAAAAAGTTAGGTCCTGTAAACTTAGTCTCTAAATCAGTCATTTGTTGATAAAAACGTCGCCATTTGCTTAGGCGCCGTGTATGTGCGTGCGCAGGCCAACTAATCATACGTCGGTCAATTAGAGCCTTAAGGTGTTTCCAACGTTTAGACTGTTCTGGTTGACTACTACCCACAGAGTGTACTTCTGCCCTTGGCAGCAACAATCGCAGGCGCTGAGCAACAGCATCTCCAACGCCATTGGCATCTACCCCAACTGCTAGTACATCATAGTTAGATAAGAATTGAACAATCTGAAAGTACTGGTCTTCCCAATCATCGCCCTGTATCTCCATCCAATTAAGGATGCGATGGTCAAAGTAACCAAATTCATCTGGTCTATCCCAGTCAACCCACACAACAGTCACAACTGTAGAGTCTAATTTACGAGCGGGGTCGATACCAACAACCACTGGTGTTCTGTGCCAAGCGTGAACTATTTCCGCTGAAGTGTCTCCAAGTTCATCCATGATAGATGAGGTAATAAACATACCGCGCTCAAGAAGCCACTTACAGTTATAGGACATTTGGAATTCATCTGAATCTTCACCAATGCGTAGCATTTCTTTTTTAATATATTTTCCATAGTTTGTGTTGACTTTAGCAACTTCTTTCCAGTCCCACTCAAAATGATTCTGTCTACGACCACGAGTGGTCTGCCTGCGCTTATTTAACTGAATGCTTCTATAAAAGTTATTTTTACTTGTAGTTGGGGTTCCTGTCTTAACCATGGTTCCTGAGTAATAAGCCAACATAGGGGAGATAGATTTAGATACTACAAAATCATCCGCTTCCTGACACTCATCAATAACGATAAGATGAAATGACTCAGATTCAATCTTTGCTCTAGGGTTGGCCGTCATCATTGTCAAACTACTTCCAGAGTTCTTTAAAATAATTTTACGCTTAACACCGCTTACACGTCCTAAGTTGTCATCAATTTCTGGGTCACCTAGAATTTCTGTTGCGCGCTCGGATGTTAATCGGTTAACCGTTCTACCAAAAAGTGTTTCTACCTGGCCCTCAACTGGGGCAAACATACCAATCATAATCCCGTTACTAAATTTACCAAGAAGGTCTGGGTACATCTTTGCAAGACGTGGTAGAAGAACCATCAGTGTAGCCACTGTGTTAGCAATTGTTTCTGACTTGCCCGACTGACGTGCGGCAAGGGCTGTAACCTCTTCACCATCATTAATAATCACTGATTCAATGATTCTGCGGGCCAATGGCATTTGGTATGGGTGCAATGAGTGCCCTACCAAAGCATCCATAAATTGAATGCAGCGGTCTGTTAGTTTATTGACAAACTCTTTTGAGAGTTCATCTAACTCTAATTCTTCATCTTCTGAGACAACGTCTTCATCCTGTATTTCAGGAATAAACTCGTCTTCGTCATCTAATAAATTGTCCATATGTCCATTAGTTTAGAAGTAAAAAGGAAGTCTGGGCTATTAAACCCAGACTTCCTAATGCCATCTACGGGAGAGGAAAGAGAGAGGCAAGCAAAGTTTAGCATTAACTCATACGCTTGTGCAACTCCTCAACAACAGCGTGTAGGGCTTCAGCACCGCTTTGAGCTTCATTTAAATAGAATTTATCACGACTCTTTTGATAGTTAGATAGGCAACGACCAAGTTCATAAATAGCCTGGTCTGTCCACATTTCAAGCTCTCCTGTTGGGATTCTTGAAACTCGTTTTGCTACTTTTTCGGAAAAAGGCTTATCCCACGCAGTTTTTTTCTTATTAAAAAAACTCATCATATGCTCCATCCTTAGGCGTCCAAGCTGTTCTACCCCTCATAGCCTTTACCATTATGTCGTCTATTTCATCATCGGTCAAAAAATGTGAATCTTCAACACCTTTATATAAAACACCAGCATAGTAGCCTGGGTGGGTAAACGGAAAACGAAATACTAAACAACGTCCTTTTCTAAAAGGAGCTTCGGTTTCTTGAGTAGCACCGACCTCAACAATAGGTAGCGCTTTTCTATGCCAATATTGAAGTGTTCCAACATATAGTGGTCCAAATGTTTTCATAAGTAGTCTTTAAATAACTCCTCAGCCGTAAAGCTTCGTATATTTTCCGTACCTCTAAGTGCTTTTTCTACAAGAGTATTACTGTTTTGTATATCGGTTGCAGACTGAGCCGTAGAGCTTATCTGAGCTTTTACCGACTCAGACAATGAATCCATATTAGCTGGACCCATATCAGGCCAAGAATCTAGACCTTCTTCACGAAGATACTTTCCCGTTGAAGCGCTGTTTCTAAGACCAAGCCACATATCTACGGGTACATTATTGTACTGCCACCAAGTATTATCACGAAATACAACAATTAATGTATTGCTATTTGGATTGTAACCAATAGTTAAAGCACGGGGTCGCTTAGGATTTATAGTAGGGGCTGTTGTAAGCTCTGTCCCAACGTTCTCTACATCATTAGGGATGGCAATGTCCCAACCAGTTTGTTGTTGAGTAGTTTGTTCGCGAGCAGCGCGCTGTTCGATAGATTGACCAAACATAATTTCATCATATGTAGGTAAACTTGGGTTGCTTTTTGTAGGAAGCGTAGGGCGCTTATTCATTTCATCCCACGAAGGCAGCTGTGTTCTTTTTTTAGCCATTAGTCCTCGCAGATATGATTTTCTGTTTCTGTTTCAAGTACACGGGTTGAGCATAGCGCACAACGAAGATAACGTGGTGGGCGAAACTTATTTTGTACAGTAGAGCCAGGTAAATAATCTGAACCATCTTCAGAAAACGCCGAGTCGTATTCATAAACTATTTCTGGTTCAGATAGTGGGTGACCAATGGTCAACTCTGGTGGGAACGGCCCTTGCGGTTCCATTACCCTATCTGGTACTGGGTAAGCTTGTATTGCTTGCTTATTAATTATTCTCATCTGAAGGCGCAGCTTTCTTCTTCTTTGAAGAGGAAGGCTCTTGGGTATTATCAACCGCGTCTGCTAATGGAAAGTGGCCAGCAGTAGCTCTATGTTGTAGCCAAACTGGCAGGCAAGTAGCGCAATAGTTTACTGGGTTTACTCCTGGGTCTGCGCAGGTATACGCAGCGTCATTCGAACAGTTATCACATTTAGTCATGGTAATAGTATATAGTATAACTTACTCTTTATGGGAATCGTCAATATATTGGTCAAAACGACCTTCTAGCCTAGTAACTCTATTTCCTATTACTTTTTGCTCATCCCGCAGCTCTTTAACTATAGGAAGTATCTGAAGCTTTACTACGTCTAAAAGCGAGCTTCCGCCATTATGGCGAAGTTCATTTATAGGCTCTTCAAGAGCTTTGCTTGAAGCTACTGCTTCGCTAACAGCTTTCTTAAATAAGTTCCACGCAATACCGCCAATAATAACAGCGACGCCTGTATACGCAGCAATAATTGTTGCAATATCTGTCTGTGACATAAATACCCATTCTGTGTTATTTATAACATATACAGAATGTTTGTCCAAATCATATCCCAAAATATGCGAATTAATCTAATTCTACACATAAATTAATAAATAAAATGTTAAATACGCTTAGTTCAACTTGACATTCCCTGTAACTCTTTGGTTTGCTAGTACATGACCGAGGCGCCGTATGGGCGCCTTTGCTACTGAGAGGAGCAATAAAATGCTTAATATCAGAAAAGATACAATGGATAAAGTGGCGGTGTTTTCGATGTACGCACTGTTAATAGGTGGGCTACCACACGCGATAGCTAACGCGTCGGATGTGGAGACTTCAACTATAGCAGTACAGGTTAGCACTGTGGACCCACTAGATAAATACAAGGGAGCAAAAGAACTGTCAGATACTGAATTAGTTGATTTGCTTAGCGCGGTTGGTTTTGAGGGAAAAGCTCTCAAGGTCGCCTATGCGGTTGCTAAGAAAGAATCTAACGGTCGCCCTTTAGCCCACAACGGAAACGCCAATACAGGCGATAACTCTTACGGGATTTTCCAGATTAATATGATTGGAAGCCTTGGAGAGGATAGGAGAGATAAATTTGAACTTACAACTAATAAGGACCTCTTTGACCCTGTGATTAATGCACAAATTGCTTATCACATGTCAGGTGGTGGGGGGGACTGGTCCGCCTGGAAAGTGTATCCAGGACAGAAAAATGGAGAAAGATACGAAACTTTTTTAAAGGATTTCCCTAACTAGCTAACCTTTAAAGTAAAAAACCCCAGCAAATTTGCTGGGGTTTTTTGTTGGGAAGCTTATTAAGAAGCTGCTGCCCAAGGAGTAATTGTAACAGCTGCTCCAGCTGCAATGCTGTTTGCATTTGCTGCAATAGATTGAGTTTTGATTGTTCCTGGTACACCAATGATTGAGCCTGTACCTGATGTAAGAACTGTGCTTGCATTTGAGGTAAAGCGAATCTTGTTAGTACTTGTGTTACCAGTCACAGTCCATGTGCCGTCAACAGTTCCTGTTGAAGCAACTGTAATCTTTGTACCAACTGGGTACGCGGCTGTAAATCCTGTACCTGTAAGTTCAACAGTTGTTGAACCAGCGGCGCGGTCAATATCTGTAATGCTTCCTGCTGCGTTTGTTGCTGCTGCTGCTGTTGTTACAACTAATGAAGCATCAGTCAAAGCATCTTGACCTAGTGCTGTTGTAAGGCCTAGAACGCTAGGAACCTTCACAAAAGCAGTTCCATTAATGTAAGCACCGTCAGTTGCAGTTAGTTCATTTGCATAACGAACGCGACCAGTGATATTGATGTAGCTTCCAGTTCCTGAACCAGATACTGTAAATGTATAGCGATTTGCGCTAGCTACAGTTAGGCTTGTTCCATCGAGCCCTGTTCCAGTGATGTTTACTACATCGCCAGCTGCAAGGAAGTTATTTGGAGCTGTATATGTTTGTACGCTTCCATTACCAGATGCCTGGGTAATGATGTATACAGCGCTACCTTCAGCGTATGATGGATAAGCTGAGTATTCTGATTGAGCAATTTCATGATTGTCTGGCTTAACGGCAAATGTAATTCCGTTGTTTAGCTCTTTTGTAATGTTTGTGTAGGCGAGGTTAGTAGATGCTACTTGAGTAGTAGCAGACCAACCATAGTCAGCACCTTCTCCTGGAATACCACGCATAGTTCCGTTAGAGGTAAGTGTTACTACATCGCTTCCACGTACACCGCCGAAGTTAGTAGCAGTTGCTCTACGAACGTCGTTTGGTTGAAGTGGAAGGTTACCCCATGCGCGGTCTACTACTACATTTCCGTCTGAATCTGTAGCGTGCCCGTCATTATTTGTTCCCCCAGCAGTTTCTGCAATAGCAATGGCATAAGCACCAGTTGCTTTTGGGTCACCTTGTGGAGCAGGTGAGATATAACTTGACATATTCTTTCCTATCTATAGATGGTTTACATCCCCTTGCGCTTTGGGGAATACTAAATTGTACTTTCTATCTGAACAACACACTGGATAAATACGTGTCTGCCACAGCGTTATTGAACACTCCCTGTAATCCTTGTAATCCTTGTAATCCTTGAGTACCTTGAGAACCTGTAAATCCTTGAGTTCCTTGTAGCTGTGAGTAACCAAAACCTTGAATACCTTGAGTACCAGTATTTCCTTGAGTACCTTGAGAACCTGTAAATCCTTGAGTTCCTTGTAACTGTTCATAACCAAAACCTTGAATACCTTGAGTACCAGTATTTCCCTGAGCACCTTGCAAGCCAGTTGTACCTTGAGAACCTGTTATACCTTGAGTACCCTGCGCTCCAACGGTACCCTGTGTACCAGTTGCTCCCTGAACACCTTGAGCTCCTGTAGCCCCCTGTACCCCAGTATTACCTTGCGTTCCAGTTGAGCCTTGGGTACCAATATTTCCTTGAATACCTTGAGAACCAGTCGTACCTTGAACTCCTTGTAAACCTTGTGTGCCCTGTGTACCTTGTGAACCAGTGAAGCCTTGTATTCCATAAACGCCTTGAGTTCCTTGGATACCTTGTGTTCCCTGAGTTCCTTGAGCGCCAGTAGGCCCTTGAACGCTTAATGTGTTTGTCCAATAAGGTGTTGTTCCGTTACTAGCCAAAATAAAATTATTAGAACCAATACCTAAGCGCGTTACCGAGCCAACACCATTACCTACAATTAAATCACCAACAGAGGTGACTGTGGAAAGATTAACATTTCCAGAAGCTATTCCTATAAAGTTTCCGTCTTTGTTAATAAAAGAAACTACTGTTCCGTCAGAAAGCTGCCATTCTTGTAAATTAGCTGTTTGGTCAGACCTTGCTTTTACAACAAGTCCCTTTACCCCAGAACCTGATGGGGTAATTACGTTACCAGAATCTGCGTTTTTTCTAAGATATTGGGTATGTGAATCAGAAACAATACCAGTTTCAATATTAGCAATTCGGTCTTTTAAAGTTAAATACGTGGATGAAGACGCGTTAAACGTACCACTTGGGTTTGGTGTTGTAGAGGTAGATGGGTCTGTTCCAACAATTGTTTCAATAGCTACAACTTCACTTTGAATATTATTTGGATGCGCCGCATCAATAATATCAGTAATATTTACGTGGGTTGGAAATAGCGCTACTTGGGAAGGATAGGATGCCATTTATGTCCTTTCACACCTTACCTAAAGAGCCGTACCTTATAAGGTAGAGCAAATACACTATTTTTTCCGCCTAAACGTTAGTTTTGACTCTCTCCACTAACCCCTTTACCAGGCTGCCTGTACATAGCAATTCTTGGTCGTTCTTGTTTATTAATAAATAAACGTCTAATACCAAACCTAGAATCATTAAAAGTTACTGGCTTAGCAATAGCTTCTTTAAATTCTTTTTTTCTCATGGGCTATACCTATTCCATTGACGTCCGTGGGTATCGACTACTTTAATAGGTTTAATTCCTATGTCGTACCCAACCCTAGTAACACTGTCGCGTCCTTTACGACCTCTACCAACAGTTGCGCTAACTTTTCCAGCTATTGCCGTAGTAGTTGTAGCTTTAATTTCAGATTTAATGCTATTAGTTTTTCTTTTAGCCATTCTTATTCCATTGACGTGGTACATCTGTTATTGTGTACACAGGTTTACCAAAAGAAGGTCCTTCTTCTAAATTAATAGAAGGCTGTGCTACTTTAATAGTAGAGGTGTTTTTTGTTCCTCTTTTTGCTTTTTCAGACCTAGCTTTGGCATCTTCACTAGCTGTTGGTCCTGGTGTAGTTATTGTTCTAGGACCTGTTGAATTATTTTCTTTTTTATCTGAGCTTAGTTCTTTACGAGAACCAGACAATTTTTTAGAAAATGGGTATACACGTTCAGAAGATACTCTTTGAACGCCGTTATCACCTACAGCGCGCCCTCTATTAATAGGAGAATCGTCTACAAGCTCACCTTCATATGTAGACTTATTAGTGCTAGCTTCCTTTTCAGAACCTTTCTTTTCAAAACTAGATTGTTCTTTTTTTGTTTTCTTTTTTTGGGTTAACTTTTGCTTTTTGGTGGCTTTTCTAACCCCACCCATAAGGTTACCGTGCGCGCTAAGGTCAGCTGTCATGTTCTAATTCTAAGTGTTTACTCTCGCATTGTCGGGCTAAGTCGGGCACTACAAAGAGCTTATCGCACAGAGCACAAGTCCAACGCTTTAAGCGCTCTTTATCATCCACGTTCTGCCCACCAACACCCAAGGAGTGTTACCGCAACCAAAGTTGCGATAAACACCCCCTGAAATGTGATGTGAGTCAGGTAGTACATTATTTACCGCAGGTAGGGCACTTAGCTGCTGCTTTTGTTTTTGCAGCGGGTGCGGCACCAAACTTAGGACGACCAAAGCCAACAATAGAAATCATTACCTTTTTAGGATTCTTCTTATAAGCACGGAGCTTCTTTGAAACCTGTCCGCCATTTCTTTGGCTTCCCTTTTCATCTGGACTAGTATTACCTTCAATGCACCAAACAGTACCATCGCCATTGTCTTTGATAACAATACCTACGTGAGAGATTCTATCGACCCCATCTGATGGGAAATCAAAATAGGCTATATCTCCAACATCTGGGTCTGCAATGTCTGCATCAATCCATGCCCCAGCTTTCTTAAATGCGGCTGCTCCGCCTGGTGTGTAGACGGTATTAGGCACCTTTACACCAGCCTCATTAGCGCACCAGTTTACAAAAGACCCACACCATGGCTGAAAGTTAGCCTTTGTGTAGGCGCCGTACTTTGTTTCATTATCTTTAGGGCCTTCAATAGTTCCCAGTTCTGCTGTAGCAACTTCAATAAGTTTAGCTGCTGTTCCTTTGTCTGACATTACTTGTTCCAATCTTCATCTACTGGACGCTCTTCTGGAACTTGTCCGTCGGGCTTGTTTATAGTTGGTGCAATAGTTACTGCAACGCCTGATTGATTAGCTTCAACCTGCAAGTCAGCTGCTGTTTTTGAATTTACATCAACTGCAGCAAAAGCTGAGTTAACTTCATCTAATGAAAGCTTGCCGTCATTCATAAATCCACGCGCTAGTTTTTCTACTACTGCAGCAACGGCTGTAAGACCAGCTACTGTTACTGCTGTTATTGTGTCAACTCCAGCGATAGCACCTGCACCGATTACTGAAAGACCGCTAGCGGCAAATGTTGCAACTATACGGAGCAGAATATTTCCTGATGTCTTAAACATTATTCCTCATCCTTTGGGTTTCTTAGTGGGTAGGTAATGGCCCAAACTGCAAGAGTTGCAATAATTGCATAGCCAACTACTGTCTTTGCTGAGCCATCTAGTACTACCCATGCAATGAACATGCCAAGCAGTGTCCATAGTTGTTCAATCATGTCTCTTATAACTCTCACGGTTTACGTCTCCTATATCCTTTTGATTCACCAGAAGCGCCTCCGCCTCCAGAACTTCCTCCGCTACTCCCAGAACCACCAGATGTTCCAGTGGCTCCCGCAGCAGCAGCTACAGCGTTAATGGCGGCACTTCCCGCAATAACTGCAGCAACTACCATTTTTTCTGCTTCTTCACGTTCTTCAGTGGACATGTCAGCACCGATACTTCCAAGTGCTTGCAGGGCTTGACTAGGGTCATCAAATATTGCGCCAAGTAACTCCGCAGGATTCTCTAGTAGCACAAGGGCTGCGGCAACGTCTGCTGTAATTATAACTTCATTACCATTTTCATCCTGCCTAACCTCTACAGGAGTCTCTGGTGGAAGGTCTTGGTATGCAATGCCAGCGTCTTGAATTTGTTCTTTTGTAAGTGTTTCGCCCTCTGCTACGGAAGCAATCAAAGCTTCGGCAACCAATTCTTTTTCAGCAGTAGTTAAGTTACCATCAGAGGCTAGTGCTTCAGAGAGGGCAGATACTTCTTCTTTAGTAACTTCCCCATCAGCATTTAAAGCTTCCATAACCTTGTCAGCATCGGCAGCTGAAAGCTTGCCATCAGATAAAACAGCTTCTACCGCAGCGGTAGCCTCTTCGGCGGGTGTGGTAGTATTTGGCGCAGGTTCTTCAATAGGAGGTTCTAATGGTTCTGTGGACGGATTTTCTTGCTCTGGCTCTGGTGACTCTGGTTCTGGTGTTGATTCCTCGGGTGTATC